CTTTAGTTTCTGCTAATGCTTGCTCATCTAGAGGCCTTGAACTGTAACCTTGTACACCACCTGCAAATGTTTGTGCTTGTGGCATTCCTTGAAGTGCTTGTGAGCCTTGAGGGGCGAGTCCAAAAGCAGAAGCGGCATCCATATTCTGTTGCATCGCCATCTGTTGAGTTGGGTTGAAAGCTGCAATATCAGGACCTTGCCAAGGCATGTATCCTATCTTTTGTGCCGTCTCTGCTCGCTCTAAATTTCTAATAGACGGCTCTTCAATCCACTTAGGGATTTCCGTCTTTTGTGTTTGGCTTCCGCCTTTTCCACCGCCACCGCTCATATTAAAACTCCTTTGACATTACGACCTGCTGCTCTTTCCAACCGTCTTTATTTAGTATTTTTATCCAACCCTTTCGTCCTGAAAGTGTCATTCCTTCGCACCCTTGAGCCTTAGCCCATTTTACCGCATCAGCGTGCATATCTGTAATTTGCTCAAGTTTCCCACCTGCCAAAAAGACGTGTAGGACTTTCTTGTTAGGATACACGACAATCTCTGTCACTGCGCACCCATTTTCACCACCCCAAAGTTGCATTTGACCACTTAAAACGCCCTCTACAACATCAATAAACGAGTGAGTATTAGAACCCTTATTCAAAGCAGATTGAATCCACTCTCTACAACGTAATAAGTCTTCTTGTACATTCATGGGTCTAGCTTTACTTTAACCCATACACCGTTCTTTGAGACAACTAATGTACCTTGTACTCTATCCCACATTAGGACTCCATCTTCTGCTGCTGACTCTCCTGATGTAATGTGTCTGAGTTTGTCTTTGTTTGTTGTCAGGTGCGCTACTAAACGCTCACCCCACACTTTCCAATCAGTTCCTAATGGTGGTGGTGGTTGCATCATCTTTTGCCACCTGCCCTTGCTTCAATTCTCATAATTCCTGAACGCCAATTATCATTACCTGTACCTTCAACTTTAAGTCTTATCTGTCTGCCTGTGAAGCGAACATCTGTAGGATTACTTAACGTATAAGGCCCATGTGTTGTCTCACTATCATTAGGATAGAATCGTGTCTTAAATGTTACGTTTACTTCGCCCTGAGTCTCTTCGTCAGAAATAAGGTTTGATACTTTCATTACTGTGTCGCCATTACCTAAGCTAATAGGACCTGACTCTGCAAAAGGTTTAACCGAACCATGAGTGTAGCCTGTTTCATGGTTGTATAAATTACCACTAGCATCAGCATAAACAGGGTTTTGGAATATACCTCTATCAATTCCTGCTGTTCTGTCTAATACTCCTACAGACCAAATAGCATCTTTATAGTCTAGCATCACATATCTGTCATTCTCATTAGATGTGCCTGAAGGATAGAACCACCAAACTTCACCGTGTTGTGAATTATGTATTGCGTATGCCTTGGTTATTTGACTGTCATTAATATTATTAAACACATAGTCTAATACATCACATTTAATCTCTGTAGCTACTGAACCGTTAAAGCTAAAGAAGCCTCTATGACCCATCCAATATGCGCCTTCATCTACTGCAACAAGTGCCTTACGTGATGCAATACCACACGCTGTACCAACTCTCTCGAATCCGTACACAAAAGGTGGTCCTGAGTAAGTCGCCATGTGAGCATCTTGGTCTGTGACAATAAGAGTTCTACCTCTCATACGAATACCACACATAATCTGACCTTGAGTTTGTAATTCAAAGTCACCCGCCTCATTTGTAGCTAGTGGAGTCCATGTAGTGTTGTCTTCTCTATCACACCATTGAACCTTTCTAGGGTTTCCGCCTGCTCCTAATGCAAATACAAATCTCTCTTCTGTTACAAGCATTGAAGCGTTTGATACAGGAGCGTTAGTTAATGCTGTAGGTAATACTGCTGTATTTAGTTGCCACTCGTATATCTTGCCGTCTTTAGATGAACAAGCAACCAAATACTCACCCCATGTATCTAATGACCATGTAGTAGCTTCTTCATAAATACCTGAAGATGTTGGCGCTCTGCCAAAATTACCTAAACCATGAAATCCACCACCATAACCTAAGTTTAAAGAGGCATCTAATGTACCTGATGTTAATCCCGTAGGTGTAATGTCGGACACCGTATGTGAGGTATTAACATAGTACAAATGGTCAAATGTAGCGCCTACTAAGTTACTTCCACTTGAGTTATCTATCCAAGAAAGCATTGCTCTTGGTGCTGATGCAAATGCTGATGTTTTACGTGAAGTCCAACCGCCCACAGGACGCATTGAGCCATCGTGCCAACGCACTAAACTAGCATCTCTCCATCTATTAGATGATTCAAAATCAGTACCGTTGTTATAAACACCTGACTGTAATTGTAATGGTATTAAACTCATGCTGCTATTGTACTCCAAGTGTCTGATTTTTCAGGTATTTCTGTCCAAGTGTCTGTGCTTTCAGCAACAACACTCCAACTATCTACACTCTCTTGTTCTGCTTCCCACTTCTCTCTTCCGTTAGCTATTAGTGAAGATGTTGTGATAATAGAGCCACCTGTAGATTGCACCCTATTTCCAATGGCATTTGTTGTTGCCAAAGAACTTACTAATGCCCTACCTGATGCTATATAAACTGCCTGTGCAAAAACAGAGCTATCACCAATAGAGCTACTATCGCTTCCTCTTATTCTTTCACATTTGCCTGTGGAGCTTGCTGAAGAGGATGATATAGCGCTAACTAATCTAACCCTATTAAAGTTAATATCCACCGAAGATGTCGAAACAACCTCTGAAGCAGTATTTCTCTTCCTAATAAATAGAGTTGCAATTACTGTGTCACCCATAGAAACAGCGTCACTTTCTCTAACTCTTTGCGCCTCACTAGAGGCTGTAGTATTAGATGAGGCTTGGGCAGAATCTTCTCTTACTCGCTGACCATCTATTGATGATGAACAGCTAGATGTTACTGTTGCTGATGAAGACTTAACATATCCTGCTTTAGAGGATGATGAAGAGTCTCCGACAATAGTGAAACTTGTTTCCCGAACCCTTTCAAAGACTGAATCTGTTGACGATTGTGAGTACACAATAAGCGATGTTTCACGCTTACGAATATACAATACAGCAACAACTGAATCGCCAAGGGTTAAAGAGTCAGACTCTCGTACTCTCTGAGCATTTATATCAGAAGAGCTACTAGATGTTAATGACGCAGAAGACTCTATAATTCTAATTCTAACGCTGTCACAAGTTACTAAACTTGTAGACGTTATTGTAGAAGTGCCGTCCTCTAAGTCGGCAGTGGAATACTTACCTCTGTTATATTTCCACTGATTGTATAACACTTTAGTTCAGGGTAATATCTAGGTCTGCGCTAGGAATACGGAATACATCGCCTGAATCAATCTGTTTCGAAGAAGTCAATGTAGCGTAAGCCATTAAGTTACCTGATGAAGATGCGTCAAACACACCTACATGAGTTACTGTACCCCAAGAAGCGCCTGCTGTTGGAAACTCTACTGCTGCGTTATTTGAAGTTGTATTGCCTGCTGTAGTGAATGCTACTGATTGACGAACATAACCTGTGCCTGATACTTCTGTACCACCACCTGTCTCACCTGGTGCTGCCGTGTATAAAGCCACATATAACGTAGATGGAGCTGTGTAAGCTGAACCTGCAAATACATGGTCTAAGATTTCTGTTTCTAAAAAGTTTGTAAATGACATTATCCTTGTCCTCTTATTTTAAGTTTTAAACCTGAGCCACTAAATCTAGCGTTCTCAGATACTTCGTTTAATCGTGCAACAGAAGCAGAATACATCTGCGCCCATACTGCGATTCTCTCGTCTTCTCCTAGATACGGTGCTGAATGTAGTAGTGCGCCATAAAGGTACACATCAGGTGCTTCTAGTAAAAGCCAATTATCAGCATTACTTGAACTAAGAGCAGTTGTCTTAGCGTAGTAAAGCAATTCTGTGTTTGTCTCAGCAGATGGTGTTGGGTAGAACTGAAATTGACCATCTGCGTGTGTGTAATGTGTTGGTGTTCCTATAGCATCATTATTAGACGCTCTCTTGTCTGCCATAGCTGAACGAGAGATTAACTCAAGAGGTGATGTTCCGTTGTCTGTGACGTGGAATCTAATAGTCTCCATCCAATCAGCAGGAATCTGTGAATATTCATCACCACCTGACTGTTGACCTGATGCTCTCTTCTCCATCTTCCAATGACGAATATCTCTGTTAATCTGTGCTTCTGACAATGCGATGAAGTTATCGATAGCCGATGTTAGGTCATCTCTGTTGAGAAAGTCTGCTATTGCTGTCTTTAGCGTTGCGTATGTATTAATTGCCATAATTACCCTTAGTGAAAATCTGCTTTTCTCTCGCTCTTCTACGGACTAAGCCATTGCTAATCTTACCACCTGCTTTGACAAATCCTATCTTAGGGTCGAACGCTTCTTTCAAGAATGTCTTTATATTACCATTATTTAAAGCTTTTAGGGCATTAGATTTAGCAAACCTAGCCGTCTTAACATTAGATAGCATAGATACCAAGGCATTCCTTTGGTGTTCATTTAAATCTACTTTAACCAATCTGTCAACTGCTTTGTTAGCTTTGATTAGTTGTACAATCACAGCTTTATCTGCTTCTTCCTTGGTCATAGGTGAGCCATCTTTCTTAGGCTCAGAACCAAATCCTTGTGAAGTAGTATCATAGTCTTTGTAAGCCTTAGATGTTCCGTTCTTTGATTTAGCAAGAGGTGCGTTCTCAAAGTTCTTAACAAAGTCTAGTAAGTCGTTGCTTGGCTTAAACTTGGTAGGAGCTTTAATACCATCAAGTACACCGTTCATAGGCTTTTCTACTTTCTTCTTAACACTTAATAGACCTTCACCTTCATCTTCTGATGCCTCAACATTGATTGCGTCTTCACCTAATAGACCACCTGTAGGAATAATTGCTTTAGAGAAGAACAATTCAGGATTCTTTTTAAACGCATTAAGATAACCCTCTTGGTCTTTGTACTCTATGATGTTTTCAATACCCAACTTTTCTAAACGCTTTATAGATGCTGTGTCGCCTTGTGGAACAATGGCAGTCTTAAACTCACCGATATTAACAATTCTATTTGGCTTAGACTCAAAATAAGCGGTAGGCATTTCTCTACCCATTTTCTCCAACGGCTTAACGAGTTGTTTGATTTTCACTATGTCAGATGTGTTTAGTTGCATGAAATCAGGGATTTTTTCACCAAGCAAGACCTGTTGAATTACTTGGAGAGTGTCTAACCTGTTTAGGTTGTTTATTTGGGTTTTGTTTCCGTCTTTATATTCACTGGTTTTTAAGCCACGATTTGCTTTGAAAACATCTTCAATTTTTTTGACCGTATTGTCAAACATATTACTAAATCCGTCTTCAAGGTGTGTATATTGACTTCGCTCTTGAACCCTGTTTCTTTCACTTACAAGTTTATCAAGACTTTGATATTTCTCAGACGTTATCGCTCTTGCTCTTGAGTCATGTAAGAAGTCAGAGTCTCCTATTTCTCTTTCTGAGCCTTTCTTGTGTCCGCCTTGCTTTCTCATCTCTGTTAAAGCCCTTTTAGGTGTAAACTCTTTCTTACTGCCCGATTCAGGCAATATAAGTCTTTTCATTTCCCCTAATTCCACAGGATTTCTAGTAGCTTCAACAGTTATGTAGGAAACTTCTTTATATCCTAAATCTTCAGTTGCTTGTCTTTTCATAGATAAGAAAGATGGGTAATCTTCAGGCTTATAGCCTCTTGCTTCTAATAGTTCTTGTGTTTTTAAATCTATTGCCAACCACTCAGGTTCGTGTAGCCCTTTATCATACAAAGCACGATTATGGAATTTAAGTGTATCAGCACCTAAAGCATCTTTAATCTTCTCTACATCTTTATCAAACACTACCATCTCTCTTGGTGAGCGTCCTGTATAAGCATCTGACGAATATGTATTAGAACTCTTCGGGTCGATTAAACTTTTATCGCCTAACAATGCAATGTCGCCAAATATTACTTCTTTTTTCGTTCCGAATGGTGCGTCAGGTTTAGATATTCCGAGTGATGGCATTGCTATATCGCCACCGTATTCACTATGTTTTTTTAATGCTTCTGAACTCATATTATGATGAGCAACAAGCGGATTTAGTTTTAAAAGGTCTTCTTCTGCCCATCTGAGTTCATCTATGGTTCGTTGTGTAACATCCTTTCCCCTTAAACCTTTAAGGCGCTTTATCTCAGATTGTAATTCTGTGATTTCATCTGTTGCCCCTAGAGTCTGACCTAATAGACCATCATCGACAACATTCATACGACCACCATCTTTGATAGTGCCTAATGATGCCATCTCAATAGCCTTGTCGGAGAAGTTCTCTACTGCTTGACCCATCTCAACGCCTTTTAAGGCAGATAATGATTTAGCCGCAGCCAACTTAGTGATTAATCCTGCACCTACTAATTCTAGCAATACAGGTACAGGCTCTTCAGCAAACGACTTCTTAAACCCTTCGACTGAACCGTATCTATCAGCATATATATCTGCCACAGCACTAGCCATATTTTTAGAATCTTCGTTCCAAGACATATCGTCAGGTAGTGCATGTTGAACAGCGCCTGAAATAAGACTACCAATAGCGTCAGCAGTTTCAAGTGGGCTAGATATTGCCTGAACCAATCCGTCAATCTCTTTAGCGCCTGACTCTGCAAAGTTCTCAACTCCTGTTAGTAGCGTCTCACCTACTGTTGAACCTTTCTTGTAATCTTCAATATCTGAACCAAGTAAACCTTCGTATGTATCTGCAATTAAGTCTTTAGATGCAAGCATCTCTTTAGTAACAACTTTATCTGTAGCGTTCCAAGCATCTCCTAAGCCTTCCCAAGCACTAGATGCTGTATCTGTAATACCCTGCTTTAGGTTATCTGAAATCTTCTGTGCGTCTGCCCACTTCTGTGCCTGTGTTCTTGTATCAGGTTTGTTGAAGTCTTTATATGCGTCTGTAATACTATCGGTTGCATCATTAACAATATTGGATACGCCTCGTACAGGGTCAAAGCCTAAGTCCCACTCTTTCTTTCTAGCTTCGTAGTCAATATCGTTCGTTATACTGTTGCCTGTTGGTTGTGGGTTTGTCCAATCATTGTAAGTATCTTTAGCACCTTCGTATAAGTCTGTTGCGCCATCTGCAATGTTACCGCCTAGGTTTTTAACAAAGTCTTGTGACTGTTGAGTAATGTCTTGATTCTGCTCTAGCCAAGAAGGTTTTGTTGTCTGAGGTGCTACATTTGCTACACGCTCTACATCGTTAATACCTGTCCTGTCATTTAGACTATTCACATAGTTATCCACACGTTGGTCGTAATGAGCATTTCCAAAATCATCCGTGTTTAGTGGGTTTCCAAAATCATCAGTGTTTCCATAGACTGAATCTTGGTAGTGTTTATCCACAGTATTAAGAGTTGAGCGATGCTCTTCCAATATGTCACTCATACCTAAAGAACCCATAGCTTTCTCAAACTGTAGGTCGGTCAATGCTTTGCCTTCTTTCTTAAACATTGCTAACATTTCCATCGCTTGAGATGGGTCTGCGTTAGGTGTTAAGTCTTGGAATGTTCCTGTATCTCTCTGTGCTATTCTCTCACCGCCTTGGTAACTACTCATAAGATTACGAGCATCATCAAAGTTAGTTTGTTGTGGTAGCCATGGTGACATACTACCTCTATCGTCTTTAGCTACAAACTGTTCTCCGCCACGTTCAAATGAAGGTGTAGGTGCTTGCTGTCTACTCCAAGTCTGATGGTCGCCTAGTGAGCCGTAAGCTCCTTCAGGTATTTGTTGACCTTGACCTTGTGAATAAGACTGACCTATTGGACCTAAGTATTCTGTTGGTTCAGACTTTGGAAGGTCGAACATGGGTTGGTTTGCCCTAGTGTGTCCTTCATGTAACGGAGTACCAGGTCTAGCATTGTAAGGAGTGCCTTCTGCTGTAAAGCGCACTTCCATCTCGTCTTGGGTTGGGTCAAAAACCGTACCTCCACCTGTTGCTGATACACCTGCTTGACCTAATAAACCGTCTAATAATCCCATAAAACAACCCAAATAGTGGTAAATATAGGCGCTATCTTACCATATCACACAATGCCTTTTACGTTTCTTTTCAATGGCTTACCCCATGTCTCTTGCATAGGTCTGTATCCGATTGCTAGGTATCTGAAAGCATCTGCTCCATGTGATGACCAATCATGTCTAGGTCTTGAACGCCAAGTCTTACCGTTCTCATCATAATCACGAGAGTAGTTAATCAAACAATCTATGCCTTTCTCACACTTAACCTCATCGAACCAACATCTATCTAACACTGAACGTACAGCCTGAATACCATCATCAACCATAAGCATAGGAGCAATTTCTACGTTCCTAATACCTAACCCGTCTAATACCTCTAGCCTTGACTTACCTGAGCCTAGTTCTCTCACTCTAACGTCATGTGGCAAGATGTGCTGCTCATAGACATAGCCTTTATCTTGTAATACTTTAGCGTAGTGGTCTAGTCCAACACCTGATGCCTCGTAGTAATCAATGATGTGAACCTCTGTGCCAATGTACTGAGCAAACCATATAGCTGTTGAATCACCAACACCTAAATCCCAAGCAGTAACAACAGGCTTCTCTCGACTATATCTAACCTTGCCTATTCTGTCTTCCTCTTCAGCTCTACGCATCTCAGTCGTATAGTAAGAGCCTTCACTGAACACCAAGAAACCACCTTCCCAAATATGCTTATACATATCAGGACGTTTGGACTTATCACTGAGTCTCTCTTGGTCTAGTACATCAGGAAACCACTTATTGTCTGACCAATTCATCTCTACTATCTTAGAGTCTTCAGGAGGATTGGTTCTGAATCTTTCATGTGTTGCTGAATACTTACTCTCAGGATTCCATGTAACCCACACTTCTGAGCCTTCTTCACGAACAGTTGGGATAAGTTTAGACCATGCCATATCACTCACACCCTCAGCTTCATCTACCCAAGCTAATAAGATACGAGCCTTAGACTTAATAGCGTCTAGTGAACGTCTTAGTCCTACAAATGTATATGCGATATGACCATCTTTAGACCTGATGTATTTCTCTCCCACTTCATAGTAATCGTTAAGAATAGGAACTGAGCGTATTGCTTGCTTAATCTCTTCTAGTGATGAGTCTTCTAATGAGTTCATAAACTCACGACCACATAGTATCTGACCTGACCTTCCATCTTGACCCCACAGATAACCTTTCACTGCTGTCATTAATGCAAAGGTTCTTGTCTTGGCAGAACCACGTCCACCCCATGAGCCTCTATATCTAGCTTCACCCTCAAAGACAGGTACTAACTTATCAGGGATAGAAACAGATAATATCTCTTCCTCTTCCTCTAATACTTCAAACTCTTCTTCAGTCTTTGTCATCTGCGTCTTTGTCATCTGCTCTAACGCCTACTAATTGAATCTTAGTCGGTTGCTTCATACTTCCATCGCTTGACATTAGGTCTTGTTCTGTCTTTTCTTTATAGCCATGGTTGTACATCATGAACTTCCCAATGTTAGGATTAATCTCGTTTTTCAAGCCTTTATTTACTAACGAATGCTCTTGTGTTGTCTGTAATTTGCTTAACGTGTACGAAAAATCAGGAAACTTCTTACCCCAATCGTACATTGTTTGCTTAGGTGTGTCTATGTATAAAGACAATCCTGCTACTGATGGAACAGCCTCTTTTAAGTCTTCCCAAGCAGTTAGATATTCATTAGCTTTAGCCTGTATTTCTTCATTGTATTTAGTTGGTCTTCCTAGTGGAAGGAAGTTATCTGTTTTCTTAGCTGTCATCAGTGTACTATCGCCTCTTCTTCTTCTTTATATCGTAACACATAGTAGTCCTCAATCAAACTTGCTACATCGTTAATACATTCATCACACAAGGTTATGTTCTCAAGCTTATACGTGCCGAAATCTATCCTCATGTCGTATTCTGTCAATTCATCATTGCACATACTACATTTGCTCATTTGTTTTTCTTCTCCCAAGCTCTAGTTAGCTTCTCTTGTACACCACAAGGCAACTCAACCTCTTCCTTTACTATTCTTTTAAGCTTCTCAAGCAACTTATTCTGTCTGGCTTGTCTAGCCCAGTAATCTTCAGGTAGTTCTTTGAGTTGACTCATCTCTTATAACCCATTGATTCATAATACAAATCTTCAGGTCTTGGTAGCATTATGCCATACTCACTAGCAAATATATCAATCTGCTCTAGGTAGTCCTTCATCTCGCCCACCTTTAGTTTTGTTGTACTCTTTAATTCTTTAATAACACCTGTCTTGGTAGTTACCTCGTTATATCCTAAGAACTTATCTCTCATGATAGTGTGCATCTCGTCTTTGGTATAACCAGTTTCTGAACCTAATAGGGTCACCCACTCCCAGTACAATCTACTTTGTTTAGTTGACCTACTGTCTTTATCTTGTTTTATTTCAATAATAGCTTTATCATCCTCTGGGAACTGACTAAAGTGACTGACTATCATTGATTCGATAATATGTCGCTTCTCTTTCTTACGTTCAATTACTCGTTTCATGGTTGCCAATCATCAGCATTAACAGTATCAACAAACTCCATCATTTCATCTGCTGCTTCGTCTGCTGTATCAAACCAGACACACTCTTGGTCTCCGTTTGTCATTTGCCAACAAGTATAATATTTTCCATTATTCTCATTTGGTGTTTGAGAACATAAAACGTTAATAACATGGGCGCTATTAATCCACTTATATTCTTTTAAAACTTTATCCTCTACGGAATGGTAGTACGTTTTCATATTTTCTCCTTTCACATCAACCCCTCAATTACTAAAATCTCTTGTGTTCGTTTCA